TGTATCCTTTCCTTTTCAGGCAAGTCAGAAACCTTTTTCTTATAATTTTCAATAAAACTGGATTTAGAAATTTTCATATTTAATTATGGATTAAAATTCATCATCATCACCAGAATCAGTTTCATCTTCTTCTGGTTTTTCTTTCGCAATCTGGGCATCAATATCTTTTATATCTTGTTCTGATTGTCGTAAAACACTCTTTCTTACCCATTCATTAGAAATATATTTTCCAATATATTCATCCATTTGCTGGAGAATTTCAAATCTTTCTCTATAAATTTCATTCTCTTTTAATTCAACATAGTGTGAATCTTTAGTCCATATATAATCTAATCCGTCTTTAATCTGGTGCCAATCATCTTCACTAATAATTCCTTTAAGAAGAAGTTGCACTCGCAATAATTCTGAAAATAAAGATGAAAATTTATATCGTATTTTCGTAATAAATTTTGAAAACTTAATTTCATCTCTATTAATCTCAGATGTTCTTCCAAGATTGAAAGCAGTTTGTTCCGTTCCCTCTATTCTAGAGATAGGAACATTCAATGCTTGATATAGTTTCTTTCTAAAATATTCTATATCTTCGATCTCACCAAGATTCTGTCCACTAGGTAAGGTATTAATCTCTGTACCTCTACCGCCTTCCCTTCGTGGCAACCAGAAATCTTCTAGCATTGACATCTGCTTTTTCTGATCTTCTACTTCACCAGTAGTTGCGTTATAAACAACCTTTTGTTTATACTTGTCCATAACAGAACGTAAGTATTGTTCTGCTTTTAATTTCGGCAAGTTACCAACATCTATATAAAAAATTCTTCGTTCTGGTGCTCTTGCCAAGCGATAGATAACTAAAGAATCCTCAATCATCCTTAATTGGTTATAAGGTTTAATTGACTTATATAGATAACCTATAACAACTTGTTTCTGAGAATCAATCATTCCAGAATGAACATAGGAAATTGAATCAGCAGAAACTTTTATTTCCTCTTGATATCTTCCATGAGGATAAAACTGTCCAGACAACTGATCTGGTTTGTAAATAAAATATTCTTCTATGTTTGTGATAAATTCAATATTTGTTACAGGGTCTTTTTCTTTTTGAATCTCACGAACTTTTTTGATATCTAATGCATCAACAGGAACTAAATGCTTAATTCCCTTTCTTGGATTTTCGTCATCAATAATAATATGATGATAAAGTTTTCCATCAACATACCATTTTCTAAAAAGATCAGAACCATTATGATTGAAGTCTAATAACTTTAGAACTGATTGAAATTCCGTAGAAATTTTTGTTTTTATAGATTCGCTTAAATCTAAATTCTCTAAAGAAATTGCAACCGCATCTCTACCATGATCTCCGCCGTGTAAAACAGCTTCATTAACAACGTCAGTTAATGCAAGATCAACTTCTTGAGTCATAGCCATCTCACGATATTTTTGAATTAAAAGATTTTCATCTTTTGCATCAACATCCGTATTGAGATATGTTCCTACAAATCCGCCACCCTCTATATAAGTGAGAGCTCCATCATCTTTTTGCGGAGTTATAAAACTTCCAGTATCTTTCTTTTTTTTATCAAACGTGAATCCAAATAATTCAAATGCCATAAAAGTATCCTCTTTTCATTATGAAAGTAAAGGGGGGAAAATTCCCCCCTCTATCAATTAGATATTAATTGATAAACCACCGATATTAGTTCTACCATTCAGAGAAATATCAATACCAAGACCAGTAGCACTACCGTCTGGGCCATTTCCATCAATGGTGTAGTTGTTAACTGCAAATGTTACGGCGAATTCTTCAACCGTATCATTAGAACCCATACCCAACTCAATAGCCGCACATTCAACAGGGAAAATGTCTAGCATACGATATGTACGCAATACATTTCCTTCTCGACTTAATTGAGAAACAGCTGCACTACCATAAATATTAGCATTTGAAATTGTACTAAGATTTTGGGAGTGTGCTGTAATAGCGTTCATCCATTGTTCAATCTTTGTTCGATTTTCCCATTCGGGATCGTTCAAAATTGTAACCGCCCAATCAGCGAAAGTTCTATCGCCTGGAACTTTTAGTTGTCGTCCACGATAATCTACTGGAAACTGAGCTACAGTAGAAGAAGGGAGACTTGTGGTTTTTCCAAGAAATTCCAAGTTCATTGACCCAAATATTGGAGCAGTGATTACAACTTGAAATAAGTTTGGTCGAACACCACCTCTAAAGTTATTCTTAAAATCTGATATTGTTGCCATTTTTTATTACTCCTTTATTTTCGTATATTTATAAGACTTAACCACCGATTTCTGTAAAAGATACATCTGATCGAGCGGCAATAAAGTTCAACTGGATATAGTTAATTGATCGTGTCGGTTTGACAAAAATATCACCAACAAACTGATTAGAGTCAACTATTTGTCCTGTATTATTAGATGAATCACAAACTACTTTGAAGTCTGTAATACCTCTACGTCCTTGAACTTCTCTCAAAAATGGAGAAACAAGGTTGATGAATTGTGAGCGAGTAAACTCGTCATTGAATTCAAACAACATAGATTTTGCAACAATACTAATTGCTTTCTCAAGAATGATAAACAATCTTCGTACATTGATTCGATCAAATGCACTCGGAATTGTTTGACACGTTTTATCTCCCCAAAGAACTACACCACTACCTCTTTGAGTAATAATTGGGTTGATTCCCAACTGATACATTTTATCACGATCTGCTTTTGAAGGCTCCCAAGAAAGTTTTACAACATTCTTAATAACACCTCTTGTTAAACCAGCAGGACTCCACCATGAATCATGCGTAAAATCTGTTCTTGCACATAAACCAGCCATATCACCGTTCATTGGAACAAAACGGAAAACATCATTATACTTGTCGTACTGATATTTATATACACTATCCATGATAGCATAACTTGAAGCACTCAAAGTTGTTTTGTCAGTTTCCAAAGCAGTCAGTTGTTGGTTAGCACCAGCATTAACAACGGATGACTGATTAGGAGAAAGTAGAGCGACACAATCTTTTCGTGTTTCAGCGATGTTGTCATTGATATATGCACCAACAGTTGTACTACCCGCTCCTTGCATAATCAAATTGAAGTCAACTACTTGTGGTTCTTTATACAGATCATAAGCAGTTTGATATTCACCATCTGTAATTGTATCACCATCAACAGCACCAGCAAGTGAACCGCCTGGCATTTTTTCACCATCAGTTGCACTATCAAAGTTTTTAAATGTACTTGTTTTATCTGAACCAGCGTCTGCACCAGCTGCAACTGAATCAGCAGTTAATTCAGCAGGTAATCCCAACCAAACATATGCAGATTCGTTACGCAAAACATTTTTAACATAGTTGGATGAACCATCAACACGTTTTGCATCAGATGCTTTACTTACATAAGCGTGTGTTTCCAGAACTTCGCCTGGAGTTCCTGTCCATAAACCATCTTCGTCAATAACTAAAATGTGCATTTCATCATTTGCACCACCAGAGTTAGCAACGTCTTGAGATGTGCCAGGGGCACGATCAAAGTTTGATCTGAATAAATTTCGCAGAGTTGTTTCTGCACCAGCAGCAACTGCGTTAGTCCACGCTACACTATCAATAGCATGAACTTTCAAACTATTTCCAAGTAAGCCTGGATACTTAGCAACAAACATTTGATTGGTAAATGTTTTTGCATCATACTCTGTAGCGTTCTCTACAAGGATTGGAGTTCCAACTGAACCAACTGTAGCATTCCTTGCACTATCAAGTACGTTACGAACAACAAGCAAGTTGTTAGAATATGAAAGATAATTAGATGCGACATACCAACTTTTAAAGGTGCTATCATTTGGTTCTCCAAATACTTTAACCAATTCACCTTCTGTTGTTATCTGTGTTCTTTCTAATACTGGGCCCCATTGAAAAGATCCAGCCATTGCACCAATACTTGTCGCAACATTTGGTACAATCGTAGTTAAATCGGTTTCGGAAATATTAACTCCCGGCGATACTTGAAATGGCATTTTAATCTCCTTTACAATTAATTACATTTTTTATATTAATATATTTTCATCAAATGCATAATTTAATTATTTTAAGATACTTTTTCCCAAATTGTACCATCCGAGTCTATTTCATATTTATCTTGATTTAAACCATCATTAATAATTCCAAATGGCGTTAGATGATCTTCTAAATTTGCTAAGTTGTTTTGGTATAAATTATCTCTTATATTTTGATTAACTAAATCTTTAAAATATTGTTGATCTACCAACCATGCAAATAATACCATTGTAATTACTAAATCATCATTTGTTCCATCTTCTCCCGAATAGGTTTCACCAGTAGCAATAAATGTTGTTAGTTCTGATATGATATCATAATCAGTAAACAGAAGTTTGTTTTCTTCTATAAGTGATTTTAAATTTGAACAACCTATTTTCTTCATAGATTTAGTTGTTCTAACACCAAAAGAAGATTCCTTCTTTGCACCACTACTTATTTGCTGTCCATGCCTACCATACCATGATGTCGAAAATAGATGCTCATATTCTAAATCATGGTGAAGCACGTCAGCAACTTGTGATCCAATGTCATTTATTTCTACTAAAATATACGCATAATTATATCTCTTACCTATAGTATTTATAATATTGGGAAAGTGTAGGGGTGCCACTGTGTTATTGCGGTATTTTGCAACTATTTTGTACGGAATTTCAGTAGTATCGAAAACCGAGAAGGCCGAATAATCGTTTCCCTGCCCCCTTGCCACGTCAACTGTAATAGTATAACTGTGTCCTTCTTTGGGTTCTTCATGGACATCCAATCCTTCTCTAGAAAAGATCGGATCATTGTAAGACATTTCTTGTAATTTTTCAGTCGAAATCAGAGTATTCGTAGAGCCCAAAAACTCTGCTTCGTACTCTTGTCTGAAAGAATCCTCACCAATAGTTGAGACAGTTCGTTTATACCAAGCATCATCTCTGCCTGGCACATTAGACCAATGTACCTTGAATGGATAAAATGTATTATTTTTGTTTTCAGCATCATTCCAGAACTTGTAAAACAAATTAAATCCGTTTGGAGTAGATACTATAATAACTTTCGTTTCTTTACCAGATGAAATCGTAGGATAAACTGAACGAATAAACTCATTTGCAATATGTCTTTGAACATGGGCAAACTCATCTAAGAGAATACAAGAAAATGAAAATCCACGAATTGCACTTGAGGATGTAGAAGAAGCAATAACCTTACTTCCGTTCTCAAGTTCCATAGAACCTTTATTCCATTCTCTTAATCCTTGTTGGAGAAACTTGGGGAGATGTTGATAGGATGTTTGAACTCGACTAAGAATTTCTCGAGCGGTGATAGCTTTATTCGCAAGAATACCTACAATTTTTTCTTTATTAAAAAGAATATAATGTAATAACCAACCAATAGTTGTAGTTGTTTTACCAACCTGCCTACCAGTTTTTACGATAACATTTCTGTTTTCAATTATTGCTTCAACCAAATTTCTTTGAAAGGGGTACATCTTAAAAGGTACAAGTCCTTCGTCAACGTGGACAATTTTGACATAGTTTTCCAAAAAGTAGATAGGATCATCGTGGCACTTAACATATTCCTCTACTTCTTTTTTAGTAAACTTATGCGGTACGTTCAAACCTTTTAAAAGGTTATTACCTAAATAAGAATTATCATCTGCCATATTATTTTTTCTTTTGTTCTAACAACTCTTGCAGTTCTTTTGTACTTCCAATGAAAAGATTGTTTTCTGTTTTAGCAACAGATTTATCCTTCTTTTCAATCTCTCCTTTTGTTTTTTGTAACTGCAAAAGTTCTTTAGTTGTTGCTGTTAATGAATTTATTAATTGAGTCGCAACTTCAAATGCTCTAGGTTGTTCACCCTCTTTTGCAATCGTTAAGAGTTCTTCAAGGGCGTCATTACCTTTTTCAATTAATGTTTGATATTGATCTCTTGAAAATTGATAATCAGCAGTTAAGTCTGTAGTGTTAACATCTACAGTTGGTGATTTCTTTACAATTTCTGTAGGTTCTTCAACATCAATAATATCATCAGCAATATCTAAGACATCATTTAATTTTTGTATAGTCTCTTTCTTCATACATTTTATACATCACTAATAGTTGTGGAAAATCCAAAATCATCTTCTGGCCCAGCATCTGCTGGATTAGGTTTAATATCAACATTTCTATCAAATTCTTCGGGGTCTGGTATCTGCGCTCCAAGATTAACATCCACTTCCCTTATCAAACTTACTTGAGATGTTGGCCCATAAACAAAACCCAAAACTTGAAAATTCAAGGTATGTATTAAAGCACGTCTTGTTATCATATCACCTTCGTAACTATCACTAGTAACGATTGAAGTCATAATAATTGGGATGTCTCTTTTAACATCCAAATTACTCATTTCATTCATGGTAACATGAAATTCTGGTGTAAAGAATGGCATGATTTGTTCAAGTATCTGAGCACCATCATCACTATTCTTTACCATTACATTTAATTCAATATCGAAAGTATATGGAACAGGCGTATATGCTGTTAACAATTTCGTATTATCAGCAGCTATATCTTTTTTAATTCTTTTTGTTTTTTGTAATTTTCTTTGGGTATCATATGTCATCGCTGTAATTTCAAATGACATTCGTGGTAATGTAATAGCCAAATTATCTTTACCATCTATTCTTCTTTGATCTACTCTCGCTAACCATTTTTCTGTCGGCCCGTAAGCAATAGGTACTTTAAATCTTTGATCTGCACCACCAGCGAGGTTTTGTCTTACGATTGTAATATCGTTAAATATTGTACCAAAAACAATAATGATATTTCTAATATTTTTATTATAAAAATGTTTACCAAACATTTATAAGTCTCCTTCAGCCCACGGATCAATTTCACTAAAGTCTAATATGTTATCACCTTCTGTTTCAAAAGTAATATTCTCATCATAGGAATCTGCCTTAGCAGATAATTCTTGATCGTTCACAGCAATTACATTTTTTGTTGTTGCACTATTAGCACCAATTAAATTTTCACCAGTAGTAAATTCTCCACCAACCACATTGTAAAGATAAATTTTATGCGTAAGTGGATCGAATGATGATACAACACCGCTTACTGTTGTACTTAGACTTGTTTGTGATACTACTTCACCTATTGTATAATTACCTTCAACGTCTGCTAATGTTAATGCTGTTTTAATTGCATACTCTCTTTCAAACCCATCAAACAATGATCCCATCTGTGCAGCTGGTATCAGGAATTTTTCATTACTGTATGTGAACTTCTCACAAGTAATTTCAAACACTTGATTTTTTCCCATTGAATAAAATGGTTTTTCATGTTCAACAAATGAAATTTGAAATAAACTTTTAGACATATAAAGATAAATTAAATCACCCTCTTTAGGTGAAACTAATTTTGTTTCTTCTTTGAATCTTTCTTTATGTACTACAAATATTATTTCATCTTCGACATTTAAACCAAACTTTCCAATAATATCTCCCTGTCCAGAAAAAGCATCTGTATTCTGAATATA